GAACTGGATTATCTTCGTCCAGCAGTCAGTTACAGAATGAATTATCCAGAAAAATATAAAACTGATGTTTATGTTACAAAATTTGAAAAGGATAGTGAGGTAGAATTTAATAGTAATAGTTTAGAATATACATTTGTAGGCGCATTTCCATTGTCTATATCACCAGTTGAAATTGGTTATTCTGAAGGTGGGATACTTAAATATAATGTATCCATGTCATATACTAGATATGTGAAAAAACGTTTATCACGTTAACATGCCAGATAAATAATTCTACTTATAATGATTTTTAATCATGCCTTTGCCCAAAATTGCAACACCTGAATATGAACTGGTGTTACCTTCAACGGAGAAAGCAGTAAAGTATAGACCTTTTCTTGTCAAAGAAGAGAAACTGCTTTTACTTGCATTAGAGAGTGAAGATAGTAAACAAATTACTCAAGCAATTAAATCTGTCCTTAAGTCTTGTATTCTTACAAGAAATGTGAAGGTTGAAAAACTCCCCACCTTTGATATTGAATTTTTATTCTTGAATATTAGGGCAAGGTCTGTAGGTGAAGAAGTTGAGGTTATGATTGTTGCTCCTGATGATGGAGAGACTCAAATTAAAGTTACAATTGACCTTGAAGATATTAAAGTAGAAAAGTCTGAAGACCATCAAAAGACTATCAAACTTGATGATACTCTCTTTATGGATATGAAATATCCTTCACTTGAACAATTCATCTCAAATAACTTTGATATCAATTCTGAAACTGATGTTGATCAATCCTTTGAACTCATTGCTTCCTGTATTGATAAAATCTATAATGAAGAGGAAGTTTGGGATACTGGTGATGTGAGTAAGAAAGAAGTAGTTGACTTCTTGAACCAAATGAACTCCTCACAATTTAAGGATATTGAAAAGTTTTTTGAGACTATGCCTAAACTGTCTCACACCATTGAAGTTACAAATCCTGTCACAAAGGTGAAGAGTAGTGTCGTTTTGGAGGGTTTATCCAGTTTTTTCGTATAGGCATGATCCATATGGATCTTGAGAGTTATTTTAAATTAAATTTTGCACTTATGCAATATCACAAATACTCTCTTACTGAAATTGAAAATATGATTCCTTTTGAAAGAGACATCTATGTTGCTTTATTACAACAACATTTAGAAGAAGAAGAAGAAAAACAAAAGGCACGACAAAATGGCTAGAGATCCCAAAAAACTGAGACAAGCTTATGAATATAAGCTAGGGAAGGATCTTGTCGCAAAATTGACCGATAAACAAATATCTACACTTTCAGAATATTATAATTCTTTAAGTGCTAAAGAAAGTACTGATATTGATAGTAAAATTATTCAGGGTCGTAATGACACTGAACTCCATGAAATTGCCTTTGGTATGGTTGATGAAATGGAGAGTAAAAAAACTCCTCCAAAAAAGACAAAAAAGAAAATAGACCCTCTTGATGAACTTTTAAAGGATGTAAGGTCTGAAAAAGAAGATACAACAAGTTCATCAAAACTTGCAAAAAGAATTATTGAGAAATCTCAACCAATTCAAAAAACAAAAGCTCAAAAGTTTGAAGCTGATCCAGAAGCAGTAAAAATACTGGGTATAGATCCATTTGATCTCACAGAAGATGAATATAAAACTCTTCTGAAAGAGAAGATGTTTAAAGACAGAATGGGTCAGAAGACTGATTCTGGAGTTTCAGAAATTATTTCGAATGAATTTAAGAGAGTCAAGAAAGGAACTCCAATTCAAAAGAGTGATAAGGTATATAAATCAACCATAACCCCTCAAAAACTTCTTCCTGGAACTAAAGTTTCAAAAGTAAAGGATAAAAAACAAGATACTGAAGAGGTTTCAGAATCTGTAGATAATATGAATGAAACCCTTGAGGGTATTGATAGTGTATTGAAGGATATTCTTGGACAAGATAAAAAGGAGGACGAAAGGGAAAAGAGGGAAGCAGAAAAGGCACAACAATCTTCAGAAGAAAAGAAATCCGAAGAAGATAGTAAGAAAAAGGTAACAAAATCTTTAAGTAATTTCAAGGCTCCAAAAATTCCATTTTTAGATAGAGTAAAGGACTTCTTTAAAAATATTCTTATTGGTGGTGCAGTACTAAAACTTATTAAATGGATTCAGGATCCAAAAAATCAAGGAACAATTGATAATATAACTAATTTTATCACAAACAATCTTGATAAGATTTTACTTGGTATTGCTGCTATTGTTGGAATTGGGATTGGTGGTAAAATACTTGGATTTTTGGGACTTCTTTCACCACTAATTGGTGGATTAGTGGGATTGTTGAAAGGTTTATTGGGAGGTATTGTTGCATTGTTGGCAAAAATTGGAGGTGCTGCCATTGCAGGATTAGCTTCACCTGTTGGGTTAGGTATATTAGCTATAGGTGGAACACTTTTAGCAATGAAGGGTGCATATGATTTGACTAGAAATTATATTACTGGAGGTGCAGACTTTACTGCAGCTCATGACATTCTGGATCAAAAACTTATTGATGCTGGGATGACGGTTAAAGGTGAAGTAAGGACTGGAAGTAAACGACAACAATCAAGAAGTGGTGGAGGTAAAGGCACAAGAACTCCAGAACAAGAAAAATTATTTCAAGAAGTTCAAAAAGAAAGAAAGAAACTTAAAAAACTTAAAGAAGATAGAGATAAGAGGAAGGATGAAATAGAAAAACAGAAAAAGAAAGATATAGAAGCATTATTGAGTGATGAAAGATATTATAGTGAAAGAAAACAAAATTTAAGAGGAGGGGGAAGTAAAACTGTAAGAAGTCTGAATGAAGATGGTAGGAAGAAAAGGGATGAGTTAGAGAAAAAAGCTAAAGAAGATAAAATACGGGAGAATTTACTTGCAAGAATGGCAACAGTAGACTTCAGAAATGAACCACTTGCTCAGAAAATGGAAGAGTTGGGATTAAATGAATCTCAAAAACAATATGCGAGGTGGTTATCGCTTACTTATGGAGAAAAGGGTGTCTCAGAAGACATGATGAAAGATACTAATAATATTCAAAAATTTGAAAAAGATTCTGGAATATCCTTAAGTTCAACACCACCAACCATAAGTGAACCTCAAACTCCATTAATACCTGAAGATAAAAGTTCTGATGGCAAAACTCCTACTCCTGCAGAATTGACCGAGTCAAATGAAGGAACAGGTAATGTACCTTCAACACCACCAACTCAAGATAATATGACTTTTGAGTTGGATGTTGATAGTACAAGATTTGCATTGCCTGAAAAGACAAAACCAATCGATCCACCTAAACCTGGAACTCCTGACCTTTCATTCTTACCCTTAAGTATGAGGAAGAAAAATCAAGCATTAACTTCAGGTTCACAGGCAGGACAAAAGACACTTACAGGGTTTTCATCTGAAGACTCAAATAATCTTTCTATAGCATCAGTTAGATCTGTATACAACTCGATAGCATAATGGCATTACCAATTCTAGCAAGTTCTATCGCAAAAGGGGTAATTGGTTCTTCTAAGAAGAAGAAACCTGTCGATGCACAAAAAAAAGCTCTTGCCATAGTAAAAAGTAATGATGAGGATAAGAAAAGGGATAAAACCCCTAAGAAGTCTTCAAACATTGTTAAAGTAAAATCATCTAATATATCTTTTAAGAAGGTTAATAAACCAAATATAAAGAAACCTAATACTTCAAGTGAAAAACTTAATAATACATTATTATCTTTCCAGAAAGGTCTTAGTGCAGTTGGAAAGACACTCAACGGTATACTCAAACAGAGAGTAAAAGGAGAAAAGGAAAAGAATGAAAGAAAAAGAAAGTTAGGACAAAGACTAAAGGAATTTGGATTTGAAAAAATTGGTGGTGCAATCAATTTAAGTAAAAATTTAGTAAATAAAATCCCTTTTATTGATACCATAAAAAACTTTTTTACCAATATATTGTTAGGTGGAATAGTTGTATGGTTAATTAAAAATATTGAAAAGGTTACTGAAGAAATTGAAAAATTTGTGGAAAAAGTTAAAGGTGTATTTGAAAAATTAAATAAATTTCTATTCAAACCAATCTTTGAAGCTGGAAAGTTTTTAGTTAATGTCACCTGGCCAATTATTGATGGTATTCTTAAATCTCCTCCAGTTGATGCAGCAGTTGAAGAAATTAAAAAAATAATCGGTAATATTGAAAAGTTTATACCTGGATTAGAAAGTATTAAATCAGAACTTCAAAAACTAAAGAGTAAATTGCCAGGAGGTGGTGATTCAAGTGGTGGCTCACAACAATATGACACTTCATCTGGTGGATTACTTGCATCTGGAGGAGTACAACAGGGTGAGAAAGCAAAAGAACAAGTATCTAAAGCTGGATTCGATCAATCTGAATTTATTTTATTCAGAGATGTTGTAGCAAAAATTGAGTCAGGAGGAAAATACGATATTCAAGGTGGATCTGGTAATGCTTATGCTGGTAGATATCAAATGGGTGCAGCTGCTCGTAAAGATGCCGCAAGATTTTTAGGTGAAACCTATGAAGGTGACACAGAAGCAGCAAGAAAAAAGTTTAGAGAAGATCCTCAAATGCAGGAAAGATATTTTGCTGCATATACAAGAGCAAATCATGAAACCTTGATGAGACTTAGTCCTGAATATAGAGAATTAACAAAAGAGGGAAAACTTCAAGTTCTTGGATATGCACATAATGCAGGTGCGGGTAATGCCGTAGATTGGTTGAAATCTGGAAGGTCAGAAAGTTTTAGAGATGGAAATAATACAAGATCTGATAAGTATTCAACTGCTATAAGAAAGGCACAAGAAAGAAGAAGAAGTGTACCTCCTTCAGAACAACCAAGAGGTGTTCCAGGAGTTATACCTCTTCAATCTAAATTACCAGCATTACCTCCTACCGGAACCGGTTCTTATGCAGCAGCACAACAATATGGGGCACCCAGAGATGGTGGAAATAGAAGACACGCAGGTCAAGATTTTGATGCCGGACCTAATGGAACATTCTATTCAAGAATTGGTGGAGAAGTAATCTACTCTGGTAATGCTGGTGGTGGTTATGGTAATGTTGTTGATGTTTACAATAAAGAACTTGGATATACTGAAAGAGTTGCAGAGGGTGATGTAAATTTAGTAAGAAAGGGTGAGATGATAAGTCCTGGAAGGGCACTGCAAAGAGGAACTCGACAGACTGGTGTATTCCACTATGAAATAAGAAAGGGTAAAGCAGGAGCTTCTGGTAGTTTTCAAGGAACTGTAAATCCTGTAAAATTCCTGCAAGATTTAGATAAGATGATAATGCAAAGACAAGAACAGGAGCAAAGTAAACCACCTTCTGAGAACCCTCCGGGAGTACAACCTACATCAAGTCAACCAAATGTGAGTAGAAGTGCATCATATGACAAGACAAGAACTGTTGCAATTGCAATCGATACTGGTGGTGATGGAGGAGGAACAGTAGTTTCGGGTGGTGGTATGAATGCATCTAATTTCCAATCAGCACTCACAACTGCAAATACATACTATAGAGCATCAGTAATAAGAGACCAATACTCAACATGACCTTACAAAACTCCACATCTGGTCCTGGAAATTTAAAGAGTTTTAAAGTCTCTTCAAATAAGAATGGTAAAGATCTAGACCTTTCTGCGGGTGTAGTGGACTATAGATATTATGAAAATATAATGTCTAATTATATTACTGCAAGTGCAACTGTCATTGAAACTGGTAATACAACTAATGATGTTACCAATGCAATTGATGGATTACCTTTAAGGGGTGGTGAGAAGATTGATGTAGTTGTTGAGGATGTGCAAGGAAATCAAATTGTTGTTCCTGAAGGTCTTTATATTAGTAGAGTTAGAAATGCAGATCCTTCATCTCTACAAGAACTTTATCAAATTGATTTGGCATCAAAAGAATATTTTCTGAATGAAAACTCAAGAGTGGTGAAAAGATATGAGGGGAATATATCTGGTAATATAGAAGAGATACTTAATGATGTATTGAAGTCAACAGGCAAAATTGAAATTGATCCAACTGGCAATTCCTATAATTTTATGGGCAATACCAGAAAACCATTTTATATTTGTACTTGGTTAGCATCGAGATCTATCCCACCCTCCACAGGAAAAAACAGTGGTCCTGGTGGATTTTTATTTTTCCAAACAAGAGATGGATTATACTTTAAATCAATTGATAACTTATTCTCAAAGAAACCCATCAAAAGATTTATAATGAATGATACTGGATTACCAGTTGCAGGATATGATGGTAATATCAGAAGTTATTCGATTCAAAGTGATATTGATATGAATCTGAATCAAACGATCGGTGCTTATAATAATAGGACGGTATATTTTGATTACTTTAATATGTGTTATAAAGAGATTGAATTTTCAATCGAAAACGCAAGTGATAGTATAACATCAGCAGGTAGACATTATATCAATGTCAATGATGAATTTATAAACAAACCATCACGTAATTTTTATTATATAAAGGATATTGGAACAAATCCTCAGGGAACTGGTAATCAACAATTGGATAACTGGAAGAGTGATCCTACAAGACAAAATTTTGATTCTGAACAAGTATTGGTTCAATCAATCATGAGATATAATCAATTATTCACAGTTCAAACTAATGTTATCATTGATGGCGATTTTTCTATTAAGGCTGGGGATATTATAGAATGTGACTTCCCTGAACTTGAAGCAAATGTAAATAAGGGGAAAAATCCACAATCAGGGGGTATATATATGGTAGGAAGTGTATGTCACAAAGTTACACCAAGAGAAACTTTTACAAGTCTGGGACTTATAAGAGATTCATTTGGTAAAAAGACGGGGATTGTAAATTAATGATCGATCAATCACTAGTAAAAAGCCATTTCGTTGGTAGAGAATATATCTGGTGGGTTGGTCAAATCGCCGGTGAGGATTCTTGGAGAGAGAATATACCAGGTCGTCCAGTAGATAATAACAGTGGTATCCGTGGATTTGGTGAGAGATATAGAGTTGCAATTATGGGGTATCAACCCTATGATTTGAATGAAGTATCTGATGATGAATTGACATGGGCATATGTAAAATATCCAGTCACTGCTGGAAGTGGTGGTAGGGCATCCTTTCAATCCGCAAATATCGCTCAGGGTGATTTTGTATATGGATTCTTTTTAGATGGTGAGGATGCACAGATTCCTATTATTGATGGAATACT